GTAGTAGGAGAGACCCCGTCCGGGCGAGCAGGCGCGCCCGGACGGTGGCGGCCGCCCCCGCCCCCGTCGGGGGCGGCCGCCGTGCACCGGCGGCTGTGGTGCTGGCTGCCGGGAGCGGCCGCCCGACGGCGATGGGCGGCCGCTCAGCGCACCAGCTCGGCGAGGGGGACGTCCAAGGCGTCGGCGACCAGGAGGAGATGATCCACGCGGGTGGCGTGGGTGCCCTGCTCAATCCGACTGATCGTCTTGCGGTCCAGGCCGGCCATGTCCCCGAGGCGCTCCTGGGTGAGCTGCCGGGCGGAGCGGGCGGCACGAATGGTGTCTCCGATCGCTCGGCGGCGGGCGAGGACCCATTCGGGCAGCGGATCGGACGGCACCCGTACACGCTGACGTCGCCAGTGATCATTGTCTGTACCACACTTGGTACATTTCGAGAGGCGTACATGCTGGATACATCCGTTCGAGTGACTGTATGACTGGAGATCTTGCCGCTGGCAAAGTCCACACCGGACGCTAGGAGCCAGCCCACAGACCGGCCGGCCGACGCTACGCCCCCCAGGCGGCGTCGGCTCGGTTACGGAGCCCCTGCCCTCGGCGTCCCGAGGGCAGGGGCTTTCACTTCCAGGTGATCTCTACCGAGTCGCTGTCGAAGTAGGTCCCACCCGGTAGGCGACCCTTGCGGGCCGGATGCAGCTTCACCGTCATCGCATACGAGATGATCGCCCGCTTCCGCGACAAGTCCAGCTCGTTCCAGGCCGCCACGATGTCGTCCGCGGCGAGCAGCGCCGCCAGAGGATTCACCTCCACCGCCTGCGCCAGCACGCTCTCCGCCCCCTCCAGGCGTTTCCGCGCGGCCGTCGATGCGATGCGCCATTCCTCCATCGTCATCCGGCCTGCACCGACCTCGGCGGCCAGGTCCTTCAGCGTCCGCCGGGCCTCACGCATCGCTTCCTGCGCGCCCCGCACATCGACGGGGTCCTCACGCGACGCGAACAGCTCCACCGCGTCCTTCCGCGACAGCCGCTTGAGCAGGACCCGCTGCACGTAGTCGTCCAGCGGCTCTGCCCGCCTCACCACGCACTTGTCCTCCCGGCAGGCGTAGGCGACCAGGTGGCGTCCCGCGTCTCGGTTGCTGGTGTTGGTCCGCACCGGGGAACCGCAGGGGCTCAGGTAGAGGCCCGTGCCGAGCCACTTTCGCTCGTTCCCGGGTGTCGTGCGGCGGGCAGGCTCGTCCAGCACGGCCATCAGGCTGCGCCACGTCGGCTCGTCAAGCGGTCCAGGCCACGCACCCGGCCCGGCCTCTTTCCCGCGGTGCACGAGGATGCCGGCGTTGCGCGGGCGCCGCAGCATGGCCCCGACCTCCGGGCCCTCCCAGTCCGAGCCGGTGCTGGTGAGGACGGGCGGGTCCATGGCGTTCCACTCGGCGGCGATGGACCGCAGGGAGCCGCCCGCCAGCACCGTGTCGGCAGCCTCGCGGATGCGCTGGAACTCGCTCCCCTCGACGACGGACGCGGCCTGGCCGCAGCCGCGGCAGGTGAACCAGACGTAGCGGCCGTTCGGGACGTGGCAGTGGGTGCAGGCCCAGCCGTCGATCCCGTCATCCCGGCCGCATTCCTGGCACTTGATGACCAGGCGGAAGTCGGCGGGCTCTTCACGGGCGCAGGCGAGGCAGATCAGGGATCGCGGTGTCACGCCGTCGGCCTCGAAGCCGAACGGCCTGCGACCGCCGAAGAACTTGCCGTCCCTGGCCATCTCGTCCCGCTTGCGCTTCTGCCGCTCGATCATCCGCTCAACTTCGTAACGGGCCTGCACGCCGAGCTGCCGGGCGATCATGCGTCCCGTCGCGGTGGTGAGGTCCAGGTGGCCCGCCTTGACGGTGCGCGTCTGGACGCCTCGGGGCTCGCAGACGTCGATGTACTCCTCCAGCTCGGCTGGCGAGCGGTGGAGACGGTCGGTGTGCCAGGCGAGGACGGTGTCAGCTCGGCCGGTCCGCAGGTCGGCGAGCAGCTTCTGGTACCCGGGGCGCGGCTTACCCGAGTAGGCGCTGAGGTCGTTGTCGGTGTAGACGGTGACGACCTCGACTCCGAGTTGCTTGGCGAGGGCTTCACAGTCCTCACGCTGGCGCTCGACACCGAGGCCGGCGCCCTCGCGGTCGCGGCTGATGCGGCAGTAGATGATCGCGCGGGTGGGGATGCCGAGTGTGTCGTAGGGCATGCCTCACCCTGGCACGTTAGAACGGTCCTTGTCTCGGTTTCGCTAGGTCGAAGACAAGAATGATGCCGTTATAAAGCCGCAGGCGGAGGGGCCTGCGGCTTCGCACGGTCTAGCTGACGCCCTGCCAGTTCTGCGCCCAGCCCCCTTCTCGGACCATGCGGCGCATCTCGTCGAGCAGGTCGGTGGCCACGTTGGGGGGAACCTGGTTCCGGTCAGCGATCCACGTGACCGCGCCATCCTGCTCCACTGCAATGACGGCTCGGCCGCCGGGCAGTCGGTCACGCAGTTCGAAGTCGATCTGCACAGCAGGTTCAGAGGCGCTGCGCGTGGGTACCTGCTGGCTGCTCTCGTCGCGCGGCGTCTTCTCCCGGTCCGCCATCCGCATGTGCCCTCCCGGTGCAGCCACACGTATCGCTCTGATGTTCGAACGAACGTGCGGAGTGATCACTTAGCGCCCCCCAGGCGGATCATCGACGATGCCATACCGATCAGGCTGTGACCAGAGGCAATCAATGAGTAACGGAAAGTTGCACTAATCGTCCGACTTGCCCTCGCCGGGGCCGCTACGCTGCGCACGCCTCCGGGCAAAGGTCTCGGCGATATCAGCGAGCTGCTGCCTCTCCTCGGCCGACATCTCCTCGATGTGAGCAGCTAGGACTCGCGTCGTTCGGTCCTGGCTCCAGACGAAGGACTCCATATCCAGGTACTGCGCGGCAGCGGCTTCCTGGAGGACGCGTAGCGGCAGGGAGAGTCCGGCCGCCAGTGCGCGCAGCACGGCCGGCGAGGGAGCCTCCGTGCTCTGCCCTCGCTCAAGCTTGCTGATCCATCCGAACTTCACGGGCCGCTCGTCGGCTTCCGGGTCAACCGACTGCTCGGCCAGCTTGCGGACGCTGACGCCCAGCTCCGCGCGCCGCCGCCGCACGAGGTCGGCGAAGTCGGTCCGCTGCTCAGTCATGGCATGCATTGTGCCTGCTCGCTCCCCCTGAGAGACGCCTGGTGTCTACGGTACGACGAGCGACGGTCGGATAAATGCCTGGTCAGTGCGCACAACCGTTCGCCCACATGCACAAAGTGTCTACGTAAGTGACCATGCAGCGCCATCCCCTTGAGGTGTGATGACTCAATCTTGACGCCTTGTGCGTTTTCGTAGACAGCATGTCTACGGACGTGTACTGTCGGTCTTGTTCACGTAAACGCACAGACCGTCTACGGAGGTGAACAGATGCGTCCTCAGACCTACATGGTCCTCGTAAGCGCTGACCTCCTGGTCCAGCTCATGAAGCGCACCGGCGACGGCCGCGAAGTCAGCGTCCGCGAACTGGCCGAAGCCGCCGGCTGCCACCCCAGCAAGATCGACGCGCTCCGCAACGGCAGGCGCAAGAAGTCCACGCTCGACGAAGCACTGGCAATTGCCGGACGGCTTGGAGTCGACCTCCTCGTGCTCTGGGAGCACACCGGCCGGACCGTCCAGGCCCCTACCGAGCCCCTGCACATGGCCGTGGTGTCGGCATGACGGGCCCGTTCAGCTTCGAGGAGTCCGAGCGCCGTCTCGGTAAGGCCGCGGCGGAGGCCGCCGACCGAGTGGCCGCCGAGGCGCCGCCGCTGTCCATCGAGGTGCGGGAGCAGATCCGCGCCGTGCTGGCCACGGTCCGGACCCCGCGCCCCGTGCCCACGGCCGCCAAGGCCGCCTGATCGATCCCTGAACGCGCCGAAGGGCCGCCCAGCTTGCCCGGCCGGCGACCCCCCGACTCGGCGACCACATCAACCCAAGGAAGAAGGTCACCTTGAAGACCAACCCTAGCCCCCAGCACGGCACGGCTGTCGCGCTGGTGCAGCTCCTGCACGAGTTCGGCGACCTGCCGACGCTGTACTGGCAGCTCTCGAACCACGAGCGGTTCGTGGGCGAACTGTACGGCTTCGCTCAGGTCGAGGACCCGCGTCCGGTCATCGCCGTCTGGGCGGACGCCCTCGGCGCCGCGGTGGCGGAGACGCAGTTCGAGTACGCGGAGCAGGCCCACGTGCAGTTCACCGTGGAGACGGTGTGGCGGGACGTGCGGGTGCGGATCTGCCTGTCGTGCCCGGCGTCGGTGCTGGCGGAGACGGCGGTGGCGGCATGAGCGAGCCCCTGGTCGTGAACCTGACGGACGGCACCGTGTGGACGCGGCGTGGTGCGCTGCGCGGCGGTGAGTCCCTGTACGCCCCGGCCGACGTGTGCTCGTGCCCGCCGTTCGTGATGGCGACGCTGGCCGAGCTGGCGGAGCACGGCATTGCTGGGTCGGCGGACGCGCTGCCGGTGCCGGTCGGTTCCGGGCCGCGGCTGACGGCGGAGCGCGAGCGGGAGATCCGGTCGCTGGACCTGCTGGAGATGATGAGCGACCGCGCTGCGCCTGTGATCAGCGGACACCTGGCCGCGCTGCTGGGTGAGTTGGGGCGGATGCGGGCTCGCGTTGCCCAGCTGGAGACGGAGCGGCACTCGACGAATGAGGCCCTGTCCGACGCGGTCGAGCAGCTGCGTGCGGACCGGGACCGCATCGCCGAGCTGGAGGAGCAGTGGGACCGCCGCCGCACGCGGCTGGTCGCGCTCCAGACCGACGCGCTGGAGATGCGCGGCGTGCTGTCCCCCGCGGGTGAGGCCCGGAAGGTCCCGTTCCCGCTCGGGGAGACGCTGGCCCCGGCTGTCGAGTGGCTCGTGAACCGCGTCGCCGAGTTGGAGGCGCAGGCCAGCGCCGTGCGCGGTGTGCACGTGAAGCACGACGACTCGGAGCACTGCCGCCACGACGGCGAGCCGTGGCCGTGCCCGACCATCGCCGCGCTGAACACGACCGCGGGCACCGACCCGCAGGACGGCACCCTCGCGCTGCGGGCGGAGGACACCGCCGACATCACCACCCTCGCCCCCGCGCAGCACGCCGACGCCACGTACGACCCGCGGTTCCGGACGATCAGCCTGGAGCTGACCGCAACGCAAGAGCAGTGGGCCGCCTGGCAGAAGGTGCTCTCCGTCGACCTGGCCCGGACGACGAACCGGGGGAGCTGCGCCACCTCGCACGCCACCTGGCGCGGCATCCACGTGGTCATCCGCTGCTGGTTCTCCGAGGCCGGGCGGAGCGCGGAGGCGGGTGACGCGTCGTGATCTTCCTGCTGATCGAACTCGCCATCTTCGCGCTGTACGTGCTCGGCGCCTGCGCCGTGGTCTGGGGGTGCGAGCGATGACCCCGCGCCTCTCCGACTCCGACGACGAGCCGACCGAACTGGACATCGCCGACGAGGTGGCGCTCGCGGACACGGGCCGCCCGTGGGCCGCACGCGCCATCAAGCACCCGTCGCACGCCCGGACGCGCCGGCACTTCGCCGCCGCCCCGCTGCCCCGGCAGGCGGGGGGTACGCGATGACCCGCCGTGAGGACATCCTGCTCGGGCTGCGGCAGGCGTACGGGCCGGCTGGTCTGGACGGGCTGACACCGGAGCAGCTGCTCGACACCTACCGCGCCGAGGTGCTGCGCGAAGCAGCCGAGTACGTGCGGAACGTGCGCCGTGCAGGAGCGCTGATTACGACCCCTGTCGATCAGCTCCTAGACGAGGAAGCGGACAGGGCCGACGGGAAGGCCAGCGCTGTGGCGCCGACGGCCACCCCCGGACTCACCGAGCGGCAGGCCCGCCTCCTGGACGCGATCCGCACCCACGGCGGCCCCTGGACCATCCGGCGTGTCCTCCACCTCTACGCGTTGACGGACCCCGACGCCGCCCGCGAGATCGCCGCCCGCCGCGACCTCGCGGCCCTGCACCGGGCCGGACACCTCGTGCTGATCGACGACCCCGACCACCGCCACTACACCCTGCACACCCGGAAGGACGGTCGCTCGTGAGCAACTCCCTCACCCCGATGCCCGACCACGAGCGGGTCCTCGGCCAGATCGAGCGCGGTGAGGTCCGCGCCGGCGCCGACGCCGCCCGCGAGATCGCCGCCTGCCAGCAGGAGGCGTACGGCAGCGCCTTCCTGGGCTCGCCCGCCGAGGCGCTGCGTCGCCAGCTGCGGAAGGCCGAGGCCGCCGCCCACGCCGCCACCACCACGACCACGGAAGGTGTCGCCGCATGACCGGCCCCGACCACTACCGCGAGGCCGAGCGCATGGCCCGGCACGCCAAGTCCATCGAGGACCAGGCCGCCGCGCTCGTCGCCGCGCAGCTGGCCACGGCCCACGCGACGCTCGCGCTCGCTGCGGCCACCGGTATGGCCGCCCCGGTCGACGGCGTGGCCGACAGCGGCATGCCGCGCGCCGACGTCGACGAGTGGTGCCGCGCCGCGGGCGTGAAACCGCCGAAGGGCGGTGCCGCCTGATGACGACGAGCACGACGGTCGGGGCCACCACGGCCCCGGCCGCCGGGCCGGCCCCCATCACCGAGCCCGGCATCTACGACATGACGAACGAGGAGTACCACTCGCACCGGTACGCCCTTTCCTCGTCCGGCGCGCGGAAGCTGCTGCCGCCGGGCTGCCCCGCGAAGTTCCGGTGGGAGCAGGACAACCCGCAGCCGGTGAAGAAGGTGTTCGACATCGGGAACGCCGCGCACAAGCTCGTGCTCGGCACCGGACCCGAGCTGCGCATCGTCGACTACGAGCGGTGGGACACCAAGGCCGCCAAGGCGGAGGTGGCCGAGGCCCGCGCCGCCGGCGCGATCCCGCTGAAGCGCCCCGAGTGGGAGCAGGTGCACGCCATGGCGGACGCCCTGCGCGCCCATCCCGTCGCCTCGCTGCTGTTCGACCCGGGACAGGGCACCCCCGAGCGGTCCCTGTTCTGGCGCGACGAGAAGACGGGCGTGATGCTGCGGGCCCGCCTGGACTGGCTGCCCAACCCGCGGGCCGGACGGCTGATCATCCCCGACTACAAGACGTGCGCCTCGGCCGAGCCCGAGCGGCTGATGCGGGCCGTGGACGAGTTCGGCTACCACCAGCAAGACGACTGGTACCGCCGCGGCGCCCGCGCCCTGGACCTGGCCGACGACGACGCCGCGTTCGTCTTCGTCTGCCAGGAGAAGCAGGCCCCGTACGTCGTGACCGTCATCGAGATGGACGCGACCGCCCGCCGTATCGGCGCCGCCCGCAACCGCCGTGCCATCGAGCGCTTCGCCGAGTGCACCCGCACCGGCCACTGGCCCGGCTACAGCGACGAGATCGCCTACGTCTCCCTGCCCCCGTGGACCGAGACCCGTGACTCCCTGGAGTACCTGTGAACTACCCCGCCACCACCGATCACCAGTTCGCGGCGCTGGCCGCCCCGGCACCCTCGTTCGTCGGGCAGGGCACCGCGGTTGAGCAGTCCCGCGCTGTCGCCGAGGTCCAGGCCGCCGTCATCGTGGCCCGCCAGTTCCCCCGGAACGAGGCGCAGGCCATCCGCAAGATGCAGACCGCGTTCACGCAGCACAGCCTCGCCGTGCGCTCGTTCTTCCGCTTCCGCCGGGGCACGTCCAACGTCAGCGGCGAGACGATCCAGTTCGCCAAGGAACTGGCCCGCTGCTGGACGAACGTCCACTACGGCGTGCACGAGCTGCGCCGCGACGACGCCGCCGGCGAGTCGGAGATGCAGGCGTGGGCGTGGGACCTGGAGAGCAACGAGCGGGCCTCCACGACGTTCATCGTGCCGCACGCCCGCTGGACCAAGACGGACGGCTCCACGCGGCTGGAGGACCCGCGGGACGTCTACGAGAACAACTCCAACAACGGCGCCCGCCGCTTGAGGGAGATGATCTTCTCGGTGTTGCCGGACTGGTTCCGCGAGCAGGCGAAGGAGATCGCCACCAGCACGGTGGAGAAGGGGCAGGGCGACAAGCCGCTGTCGCAGCGCATCGCCGGCTGCATCACCCACTTCGAGGGCCTCGGCGTCACCGTCGAGCAGTTGGAGGAGAACCGCGGCCGGGCGTCCGAGAAGTGGACGAACCTCGACCTCGGCCAGCTCCAGATCATCGCCGAGTCCATCCGCCGCGGTGAGGTCACGATCGACGAGGAGTTCCCGCAGCAGCGGGTCACCGTCGCCGAGATCGCCCGCCAGCACCAGGAGCACCAGCCCACGCCCGGCACGGCCGAGCAGCAGGCACCCGCGGCCGAGGGATCGGGGCAGTGGCCGGCCGCGCGGCAGCCGGGATCGGGGGCGGCGTCGTGACGGACTGGGAGATCGCCCTCGGCGCCCTGGTGCTCCTGCTGTCGCTCAGCGCCGGTGCCCTGCTGTCCCGCTGGTACGCCGCGCCGCACAGCACCCGGCCCGTCGAGGCGACCGACTGGGGTTACTGCCCCGCTGAGAACACCTACCGGCTGCACGCATACGGGCCGGACGGCCGCCGCTGCTGGACGTGCGCGACCGTCACCCCCAAGGGGGCGGGCCGGTGACCGCCCCAACCCTGTTCGACCCGGAGCGTCCGGCCCGTATG